TTAGGTTTAACAGAATAACCACCCGTGTTTGATGTCCAAGTCTCACCAGTGATTGGGTTGGTGTGTTGCTGTGTAGCTTGGGTGACTGGAGAGAAAGGGTCTGGTGCTTTTATCCAGTCAGGCATAGCATTATTAGGCTTACCTGTCTTATCGCTAAGCATACCGCCTATCTTAGGATTACCTCTAGAGTTGCCAGAGGGGTTAAGCCACTCTTGCTCCATTTTATTCATAGCTTTCCCCCATGCGTCTCTGCTGCCATAGGTAGCTTGCGATTCAGCGTCTAGACCTTCCCAAGGTAGATATCTCATAATCTTATAGAGTGTCGTAGGCAGTTACGCTACCAACAACACCTAGATTGCCAGAGGTATCTAACTTCATTTTATTAACACCTGATACAGCAAAGTACAAGACACCGCTTGTTTCTGTTACTGTCCATGTACCTAAATCAACCTGAGACGTTTGAAACACCTCAGAGGCATTACCATTAGTATCTGCTTTAGAGTTGACTGCTGTCTGAACAGCTGTAAATTCTGTATTGAAATCATCACCAGTAATAATACCTGCTGAAGCATCTTTACCCGACCATCCTACTTGTAAGTTATAGCTTGACATTATCTTATCTTCCCGTTTTTAGCCCATACAATCATGTTTTGTAAGGCAGGTTTAAATCCATTTACTGTACCTGTCATTCCAAGTCTTAATACTTTAGCAGACTTAGATAACGATAGTTTATATTCTTTAGGTTGCTCAGAAGCTGAAAACCTTGAGACACCCCATATAGCTGTAGATGTACCCCATCTAGCGACTGTAGCGCCACTGCTTAAATCAAAAGTAGCAGAGTCAGCTATATTACTGTAGTCTCTATACCAATTAAGAGTAGCAGTCATACCAAAGCCACCTGTAATAGTTAGTATCATTCTCTTTAGAATCTTAGCAGAGCTAGGATTACCAAAGTCTAACCAGGTTGTTTTAAAGCCTGATTGATATGTATTGTTTGTATCACTCCAACACTTAGAGTTGGCAGACTCCCATGTATTATCAGCAGCTTCACATACTGTTTGATTAGCATAAGTAGCAGTAACATCTGTCTTCTCTACATCATAATACTTATCGTAATCAGCAACTCTACCTTCATAAGTTTCAGCACCTAAACCAATATACATAATGCCATCAGTTGTTGATAACAAAGACCTGGGTGTTTTCTTAGCTTCAAATGTCCAAGTTGTTATTCTTGGAGCATCACCTGCCTGACCTTTGAAGTCAAATACATAAGAGATATTCCTATCAGGGAAAGAAAGGACATAATAACCACCACACAAACAATACTGAGACTTAACTTTATCCATATCAGCATTAACAATATGCTGTGTTATCTCATCTTTAATATTCAAAGATAAATCAGTTAAAGGCATTTTATCCTTTACCATCGTTCTTTGTAGTGAGCGTACACCTGAGTTAGATAAGAAGATAATATCGTCACCTAGGGCTTGTACAGAGTCTCTAGCTACACAACCTACACCTCTAATAACCTCATCTAATTCAAAGGTAGAAGCAGAAGGGTCATCTGGGCTATTGTATACAGCAATGTTACGTTTACCAAAGATAACAAGCTTACCCATAAAGCTAGCTAAAGCAGTAACCTGGTCTCCAGCCCATACAGTCTTCATATCTACATAACCAGCAGCACCAGTTTGGAACTTATGACCAATCAAAGTATCAGAGTAATAAACTACATCATTAGCTTCAGCTACACCACCGACCCATAGTCTACCAAAGCCACCTAGACACGAGGTTGGGTCAAAGGTAGTAACACCAGAAGGAGCAGAGAAGCCAGAGGCATCTGCTAAGTCCATCCAGTTAGTACCATCATAGTAGATAGGTGTATGACTAGACTGAACACCATAGAACTTATCATTGAAGTTACAGAACTCCCAGTTACCATCAGTTAATGTCTGAGGAGTACCTGTGAATGTCTGAGCATCAAGCGTATAAGGTGTATTAGATGTGTTCATCTTGTAAATCTTATCATTAGAACCAGCAAAGATAGTAGAACTACCTGTAGAGTTTCTAAATTCACCTAATGATTTAACAATATAGCTGTTAGAAGACGATGCTCCAATCAAGTCAGTTATCTGTCTGATACCTTTTCTTGTTGTTACGTTACCTTTATCATCTAACATAACATTGTCAGCTTCAGTTAGCCATTGAGGCTCTAAGCTGGAAGGTGAGGACTGCTTGTTTAACCCATATATTCCAATAGAGTCAAGAACAAGTGGTTGAATAGGAGCAGCCATTACTGTACGAAGAAGTCCGTTTCGTATTGAACATTGCCAGAATCTTTAATGATAGCTTGGTTTAAAGCCTCACCATATTCCTTAGCAATAATACTTGTTTGAGTACCACCATCTTCACCGCGTTCTGCTACAGCTCTCATCCAAGCACCTAGAATAACAGCTTGCTCAGGTACTTTAATAACCGTAGCCGCTAGAGTCATTGTATCTTGATGCTTAACCATATCAAAGGATATAGTTTGAGCAGAGATAGGTACAGGAGATAAGTCAATCTTTAGATTATTAGACGAATCAGCACCGTTGAAGGCGTAGTACAAAGGGTCGCCAGTAGGGTCTGAAGGGTATTTTATTGAGTTCATGTACTGTCTAGTAACCTGAACCATAGGAATACCAGTCACCTGATTAATTGAATCAATAATCTTAATCTCTTGACCAGAAGATAAGCTGTAGTTCTTAGTACCTGATACTGTAGTAATATCTGTAGTCTCACGTAGCACAAGCCAATCGTGATAGCTTTCTACATTCTTCTTAGTGTCATTGACTAAAGCGCCAATAACCTTTTGATAATCTGTTAAAGTTGCTGAATCATTAATAGCACCAGACCAATCTGTATCGATAGTGTCTTCACGCAATCTGATTAAGACTTCATTGATTAGTGTTCTGAAAGTAGCCATAGTGTCTCCGTAATTAAAGTCACTGTGTTATCTCGGGAGGCAACAGTTAGTGACATTATAATACAATTATTCTAGTTAAATCAACTACTTAGATGACTTTTTAGTAGCAGGTACTTTCTTTTTAACTACCTTCTTTACTTCTTTCTTTGCTTCTTTCTGTGGGAAGTTGTATCTCAACATATTATTCTCCTTGGTTATTAATTAGGTTGCGAGCATCTACAGTCACAGGGCTTTTCAGCACCTATAACCATCATAGAACCCATTGTCATAGCCTGTTGAGGCATTGACATTATTTGATTAAAGAATGCTAGTGATGCTAACGATAAGGTTACACCTACTGCAAAAACGATAATACATTTACTAATCTTGTTTATCATTCTTGGTAGTCTCCCTAAAGAATACTCTCTCAGCGTGTTCAGCCTTCTTGCCAATGTTAAAGCTACTTACGGGTCTGTGGTAGCCCATAACACGAGTCCAGATTTCACACTTTTGTCTTTCAGAATTATTCATAGTTTCATATCCGATTTAAATACAACTTCTTTATACTTCTTCTTAGCATCATTGTAGCCCCACTTGCGAATGAATGGCACGGCAATTAATGTTATAACTAAGTAGCCGATAAACGCATATAAAGCATTCATAAACAAAGACTCAGCTACATAAGCTACCGCTTGTTCTTCAGTTTCTATCTGCTCAACACTTGGTTGGTCGGGAATAATCTCATCGTATGCCATAGCAGTTGCCAAAGTAGCAACGCCAGCAAGAGGACTAATCACGTAAGCAACACCAGCAGAAGCCCCAGACTTGCCTAAATTGCGTAGTTTTAATGATTCACAACCCGTTAATAGGGTTAGAGATAAAACAACCGCTAAGAGCCTTTTATTCACGCTCTAAATAAACAACAGAGCCACCAATCATATTCTCAAGAATTATATTAGTATCATCTTCCATACGATAATTCCAATTGTAAATCTTATCAGTTGCCTTGATGTGCCAAGAACGATCAAGCAATAAGCCATCACGTGGTTTAGGTGGTTGTTTTAAACCGATATTAACACGCTTATTAAACGCCTTATTTAATACCGCCTTTCTTGATGGTGTAATACGTTTCATTATTTCTTTCCTAATGCTTCAATAATTTTATCAAGTTTAGCTTCAATTTTGTCGATCTGATGTGTGTAATCAGCTTTGCGAACAAACTCTTTATTTAAGTCAATTTGGCAAGAATCCATCTTATCGTCAATACGCCCTATCTCTTTGATAATCCACTTAAAGACACCAATTGAGATTGTAGATACAATACCAACCAGCGTTAATACAACATCTGATGTTTCCATTCATTTGCCTTAAGCTTCGGCATTCATCTCTGCTTCTTGAGCAGCTAACATAGCTTCATAAGCTGCTATTACTGCTGGTGTGTGTACCGCATTGCAGATAGCAATGGTTTCAGCAGGTTCACCTGTTGTGTCATCACCTGGTGCGATTACGTGTCTGTGGAAGTTCTTACCACCAATCATTACACCGTTATCTTCTACCCAAGTAGCTTCACGACACTGTACCATCCTGTGTTCACCAACTACTTCTACTTTATCTACTACTGTTTTCTTTACTAAAGCCATTTTGACTCTCCTGTTGTTATTAAATTGTTCTGCCTAAAATCCATTTAGGTTAATTATGCTATTACATATGACCCACTTCCTTGTATAGTAATGTTGGATTGGGTAGTATCCTTTGTAGCGTTGTTGGTGGGTTGGTAGTTGTTCTGGTCAGCAGTTCCTAAATATAGCCCCGCACTTCCCGCTCTCCAACCCACACATAAATCATTACCATTTGCCAAGGAACGAGTTACATTACACGCAAAACCACCATTTACTGTAGGGGTGAAGGGTAGGTTACTCGTTATTGTGACGGCATCTCCCGAAGCTCCAAATATACTCCAGTAGGTGCTACTTGTACCTGTGTACGCAAAATCAACAGTTACCATATTCCCAATCTTAGTATAGGAGCAAGAGTGGGTTACTGAATTTCCATCACATAATAAAGTAACATCAAAAGTACCAGTCTCATAGTCATCTAAGGCATTAGCTGCTGCTGTGTCACCGTTGAATGTGATACCGCCCTCGTTAAGGAATCTTACATTTTCAGTAGTTGTAGAACCAGCAGTCCTTGATACAAAAGTTAAATCACCAACATACGTAGACTTCCATACATTATTCATAGACCAAGCAGAAGCACCACTATTTCTTGTTCTTAAATGAATGCCAGAATAACTTGCTGAAGCTGACTCATTAAATACTTCTAAAGAGTGACCGCTTCTTGCTTTATGATTGTCTGTACCATTGACTGGTGTAGCATCAGCATCACTTATAGATGATTGAAGTCGCGCATCTGGACTAGTAGTACCAATACCTACGTTGCCTGAGCTAGCTATTCGTAGGTGTTCAGATGTTCCATTTAAACTTTTAAATACGTGTTCAAAAGCGTTGTAATAGTTATAACTTGGTTGAAGCTGTATAAGATTGCCATTTGAATGTGAAATAGTAGGGTAACTTGAACCAGTCGCCGATACAGTCAGCCCATCACAAGTAACACTACCAGTAACATCAATACCAGTATTAGCTACTGTTAGCTTTGTACTCGTAGCGTTATCATCAATACCTGTTGAGGTAAAGCCTGCGCCAGTTTTGACCGGCATTAAACGGGCCAAAGTTTGAGCCGCCATCGAATGGATTAAAATTTGAACCAGACTCAAAAGGAGAAAAATTTCTAAGATTTCTTTTTCTTTTTGTCGTCATTTTAGTTAAAATGTGGCTTCTAAAAGCACTTCCTCTTTTAATTTGACCATTCTTTTTAACTTTAAATCTTTTCTTAGCA